CAGCTAACAGTCCGGCAAGCGGAAAACCGCCGCTGCCGTCAAAGAGGCTGCCAAGGGTGAGCAATCTATTCATTAGTCACCTCCAGATTATTTCCTGCTTTATCGCATGATAAAAGAAACGCCCTGCATACTGATAATTCTGCAAAGCGTTTACATTTCTCTATAACTTTACTTCGTATCCATATTGGTGCGGCAGGAACGTTGTTATATCTTCCATATTCGCCAAACATACACTCCATACCAACATTTCTTGCCTGAACTGCCTCTTGAAATGTATCGTAGTATCCAAGATGAATATCCAGCTGACTGATTTTGATTCTTGCACGATATTTCTTTCTGGGTGGATAATAACTTACTCCGCTTACACCCGATGTGTTATTTTTTTGAAGCGGTTGATTTATTTGATTTTGCTGATGTGTACAGAAACGGACATTGCATCTTCGATTATCCAATGTATCAAGATTGATATGATCCAGCTCCATTCCTTTTCTTGTACTAAAAAGCACTTGATGCAGCGGTCGACCATGGCAGTCAACGATATATATTTGCCTACCTTTTCTGCTTTTATAAGAGACATACCATTTGATATCTTTTATTCTACTGAATAAATCAGCATCAAACATGAATATCGTCCCATCGGAAAGATGACCATAGCCAATTATACCATCATCAGAAAATGTGTAATTCACATTGCCGATATCACTCACGTCCTCTCTGAGCGTCATTCACATTGCTGTCTTGAATATTCAGTTCGTCTGCTGAAAACTCATGTACTTCTGAACACGGGTACTTTACTCCGTTGCGCAGAACATACACGCCATCAGCTGAACCAACAGCAGCAATGTATCTTCTGATGATCGCTGATGCATATTTGGGATCAAGTTCTTGTGTGTAACAGATTCTGTTGGTCTGTTCTGATGCAATGAGTGTAGAACCGCTGCCGCCGAAAAGATCAAGAATGATTCCGTTTTCCTGTGATGACATACGAATCGGATATGCAATCAATGGAAGAGTTTTCATTGTAGGATGTAGCTTTGACTTTTTCGGCCTGTCAAATTCCCATACAGTAGTCTGCTTGCGGTCACCGTAGAATTTGTGCTTTGCAGTATCCTTGAAAGCATAAATTACTGGTTCGTGCCGCATTTGGAAATCCATTCTGCCGATAACAAGCGTATCTTTTACCCAGATACAAGTTGTAGAATAGTGGAATCCCGCATTAACTGTTGCTTTATAAAAATTACATTTTTCTGCATCTGAATGGAAACAGTAAAATGCTCCGCCGTCTGCGAGAGATGTATATGCGTTTTTGAACGCGTCCAAGAGGAACTGATAGAACTTCTCACTGTCAGACCATTTGTCATTCATAATTGTCATACCTGTACCGCCGGAATATGCACAATTATACGGAGGATCTGTAATACAGGCATTTGCTTTCTGACCGTCCATCAGCAAGGCAACTTCATCAGGTTTGGTGGAATCTCCGCAGCGAAGTCTGTGTCTGCCGAGAAGCCAGATGTCACCATTTTCAACAAATGGTTCAAACTCTGCCGCCTTATCTACATCAAAATCATCATCTTTTACATCTTCATCTGATGCAAATAAGTCCGCAAGTTCCTTTTCATCAAATCCGGTCATGGAAAGGTCGAATCCGAGCTCCTGTAGTTCCTGCATTTCAACGGACAGCAGTTCTTCGTCCCAGCCTGCGTCCAATGCCATCCGGTTGTCAGCAAGAATGTACGCTTTCTTCTGTGCTTCGGTTAGATGGTCGGCATACACACATGGCACTTCTGCAATGCCTTCTTCCTTTGCCGCCATAATGCGTCCATGTCCAGCCAGCACATTGTATTCCCGGTCGATAATGACGGGATTGACAAATCCAAATTCACGCAGAGAAGAGCGAAGTTTCAGGATCTGTTCCTTGTTATGCGTTCTGGCGTTGTTTGCATAGGGTACTAACTTGTTGATGTCAACAAGCTGAAATTCTGTGGTTGTGGTCATGCTCCATTCCTCCGCTTCAAAACTTTCTGTAAGCCTTTTCTGGCGTCCAGTACTTTTCCACTGACCGCCAGGTCTCGGCTGTCGCCTCGGTCGGTGCTTCTCGCTTTGCGAGAGGTTGCCACTGGCAACCCGCATCCCTTAATGGTGCGGTATTGCTGTTTGGTCATCTTCTGGCGATTGGCTTTCAAATCTCGCCAGAACGGGGTGTCTGCTTTCATGTATTTCTCACTTTCTGCTGCTCAGAAGCTGTTCCATCAAATCATCCTGCGGTGTGCCGTCAAATTTGGTCGTGCAGTTCTGTTTCACAATATCGAAAATCTCATACCAGAGCAAATTTGCCTGTTTCTGAAATGTCTGGCTCATCTGCACAAACGGGGAGGCAATAACGCCGCCCGTGGTCGGGTGCTTTCCCAGCAGTCCATAGGTACTGAGGGCTTCTTCACACTGTACAAATCGGGCGAATGCCTGTGAGTAGCTTTCCAGCAGCCGTTTGTTGACGTGCTTTTCACAGCCACGCTGTTTCAGCCAGAGCCATGTTTCTTTGTACACAATGTCTGCTCCCAGCGGTTTTCCGTTCTTCTGCTGGGCAGACAAGTATGCACTGGGGCTTGGCATATCCGCACCGGTCAAATCAGCGGCATCGTCCAGATCAGCTGCGTCCAATTCCGGAGCATGAAACTCCATAATATCTGCATCCTTGCCCTCTGCAATCTTGTCGGAGAGGGCTTTCGGCTTATCGCCTGCACGAACTCGTCTGCCGCCCCTTCTTGTGCCGTCCTTTGCCATCTGATTTCACCTGCCTTTTGAGAGAAAAATAGCCGAAACTGCGTAAGTTTCGGCTTGTTTGCATATTTTCGGGGTTAATCCCCCGTTTGAACCTTGGTTTTTGTGCATGAGAGGGAACGCCGGTCTGTAAAAAATTCACAATTAGAGATTTTTATCCCCCCACCGGCAGCATTTCAGACACAATCAATACCGATAGACGGGATTTTGGTCTTCCGTCCATGTCTTGCGGTCATGGCAGGACTTGCAAAGAGCCTGCCAGTTGCTTTCATCCCACATCAGATGCGGATCACCACGGTGAGGAATGATATGGTCGACTACAGTTGCTGCTGTGAACCGTCCCCGTGCCATACACTTCACGCACAGCGGATGCTTCCGCAGGTACGCCTTGCTGAGCCGCTGCCACCTGCTGCCATAGCCACGCTTGGCAGCAGACGGTCGGTCTGGGTGCAGGGGCTGATGCTCTGCACAGTACAAACCGTCTGTCAGATTGGGACAGCCTGGGTGCTTGCAGGGCTTCTTACATTTCTTCGGCACAGCAGTCACAGCCTTTGCAACTCTCTGTGGTTTCTGCAGAGAGTTTTTTCAATGCTTTTTGGTATTGTTCCTTCACCCAGGCAACGCTGTCATTCAGTTCATCTGCAATGGCATCCCATGTTGCAGCGTAAAGATACCGCAAACGAAGGATCTCACGCTGGTCGGCATTGTGATTTGCCATGATAAGTTCTTCCAGCTTCCGTTTCAACCGAATTGATGCAATCAGATCGTCCCACGCTGCCTCCACGATCTCATGTATTTCATCTTCATCGATTTCCATCGCCATAGCTTTCCAATCCTGATAAATCACACTCTGTTCCTTGATGCGTCTGTTTAGATCCATACTGTTTCTTAAAACTTCTTTTGCAAGCATATCGATTCTCCTTTATGGACACGAAAAACAGCCCTCGCAGAATTTCTTCCGCAAAGGCTGTTTCGCTTTCTCCTGTTTTCCTACTTTACAGTATACCACATATGCGAACTATCATCAAGTGTTATGAACTATCATGAACTATCAACTTTTCATCCCTGCCAAGGCTTCCCGGTGCAAACGATAACAGGAAGGTTTACTGTATCCCATTTCTTCTGCGATCTGATTCCAGTCCTTGAATTCCAGATAACGCTTTGCCAGAATATCATGATGCTCCGTATCTGTGACGGCTTTTATCGCAGTATCAAAAACGGCTTTCAGAGCTTCCAGTTCCTTTTTTGCAGTCTTTACTTCTTCCTCCAAGGATAAGATCTGAGAAACGCCGCTTTCCACGGTGTGAGATTCCGGCGATACGGGTTTGGGCAAATCAGAATAGGCAGGTGATTTGGGAAAAGAAAGTTTCTGACGAAGAACATCTGCTTCCTTTTGTTTTCGGTCAATCCTTCTAAGAAGTCTTTGTGCCTGTTTCATGTATTCTTTTGCTGTCATGCCGTGATCTCCTCCAGCATTCTTTTTACCTCCTCCACAGAACGGACGATGGCAGCGTTTCCGCCGCATTTTTGTATTTTGCGAAGAACCGATTCCTGCAAAGCAGTTGCTTTCCCTTTCTCCGTTTTTACTTCAAAGACAAAGAACCTGCCGCCAATGCAGGCGATCACATCGGGGATTCCTGCCGTTCCATACATCCCGCCATGCTCCTTCCAGCAAAAACAATTCGGCACGGTTTTCAGATACCTCAAAATCGCCCTTACGATATCCGCTTCTTTCAAACTGCTCACCTCTTACCTCTTTACTGATTTTACAGGGAAATTTCTATTATACTCATAAAAAATGAGAAAATATATGGGGATATAAAATAGGAAATATATAAAAGATTACGGGAATTCCCTGCAAAGCCTGTAAACCCTGTCAGAAAGCTGTGCAGACCTCTCCCCTGGCAAGCTACACATGGCTTTCTGAAAAGCTGATGCCTCTCCACGTTCTCCGTTTTCCGGTTCTGTCTGCTGCTTTCACGACCGTGGGAAAATTTGCTTCCAGTTCGTTGTTGAAATTCTGCTGACTGTATGGAGCCATGCCGCAGCTGTCACAGTATGCTTTATACCGTGCAAAGAACTCCATTCTTCCCACTTCTGCATCCATTTGCAAAGTACAACAGTCCCGAACAAACGCCAGCACACTGTTGCTGTCTTCCCGGTATTTCTGAAGTTCCTGTGCATTTGCCTTTGTTTCTGAAAAATGAAAATGATTCTGCATCAGCCGCCGCAGTCCTTCTAAGGCAAATTGAAAGATCCCATCTGCTTCACAGCGGAACTTCTCCAGAAGTTCCGGATCTCGCTTGTCCTCCGGCACAGAATGATTGAACCGGACAATGATCAGACGGCGGTAAAAGCCCTCCGATTTGTCCCCATAGTTCTTCGGAATGCTGTTGCAGGAAAAGAGCAGCCTCGCATAGGGCTGAAAAGAAAAGGGATTTTTGTTTTTCTTTTCCACAGTCAGATAATCCTCTCCGACCAACGCCTTGAAAATGCCGTTGTCTTCAATGCCCTTTGTGGGCAGCTCTGCACAGATATTCGCCCACTTGCCAAAAAGTTCTGCGGTCTTGAATCGATCATTCAATGCCTGCCATGCTACATTGGACACATTTTCTTTTCCCAGCAGAAGTTCATTCAGCACCCGTAGCAGCACAGACTTCCCGGCACCGCCTTTTCCCACAATGATAAAGCACTTCTGGGCATGATTGACCGGAATGAGAAAGTAGCCCAGCATCTCCTGAATCAGCGTCACCTGATCCTCCTCCACGGATTCATGCAGAAACTGCAGAAATCTGGGACACTTTGCACCGGACATATATCGCACATTCAGCTGTACCGTAGACAGATACTTTGCGGTGTGTTCCGATAAGGTTTCGTCCAGCACATTGTACAGTCCATTTCGCACATTGATGAGATAGGGATTGGGATTGAGTTCCCGAATATCCTTCTGCACCTGCATCTTCCATTGTCCTTCGGTATCATTGATCTGAGACAGCTTTGTGTATCTGGTCAGCATTTTATCCCGTACCATATTTCTTGCTGTCAGTTCCGTGATGCTGTGATAAACGCCGTTTTCATAGCAATAATACTGCTCGGCAGAATAAAACACAGGGGCATTCTGTGTCATGTATTCTGCAAGCACACCGGGCAGAAACTTCGGACCCCGTTCTGTCATTTCATACCAGTCGGGAATTTCCATGCCGGAGCGATGCTTCCGTGTTTCGGATTTGTTTTGAAAGGCTTTGTACAGTTCTTTTTGCAGAGCAAGCAGCGGCTTGACATCTGCATTTTTGAAACCGAAATGCTGCTTTAAATCGTAATGGATCATCGATTCGGCAGTCACGCTGTCCACATTGTAAAGATATTCCGATACAAAGTTTCGTGCAGTCTGCAAATCTTCCACCACGGCATTTTGCACCTTTTGCTGCTGTAGCAGTGCCCGAATGCCATCAATGGAAAGCGGCTGAAAACACAGAGCCGCAGGAGATTTACAGCTGCACTGTCCACTTCGCAGCTTTGGGCAGGAAAAGCCTTTCTCTGCAATGGTGCGGCAGGTCATAGGTTTTGTTCCGCTGCGGAGAAAATGCTGGATCTTATTCTGCGTTTCTTCAAAAGAATACTTCGGATACGGCTTGGAGTATTGATGTATGACCGCTGCACCACCTTCAAACACACTTAAATTGGAGATCATCGCATACCAGTCATGTTCAGAAAGTGCAGCTGCATTGTCCCGACAGTACTTGATAAAATCGCATTCTGCTTCTACAACGCCGATCCCTTTCTGTTCTCCATGCAGCGGCACTTTCGGTTGTTCTTCTGCTTCTTGCGAAACCGGCAGTCTTTCTATTAGCTGTTCCTGTGTGTATCTTCGTTCCGGGTGAAACGAGATGCACTCCACCAAGACCGGTTCTTTCTTGCAGTGATAGAATCCCGGCAGACGCATGACACGGCTTTCGTTGACGCAGGCAGGATCTCCGCCGAAATGCTGCACCAGTGCCTTTTGAATGGGGCGAAACAATGACACCTTTGCCTCTTTGACAAACCAGTATGTATGCAGCGATTTTCTTGTTCTGATAACCATAGACGGCGGCAGCGGAAACGCATCGATGAGTGTCTGCTGTTCCTCGAAAGTTTTATCGTCCATCTCCACAAACTGTGCATTGATGCGAGTAATGCTGTCATCGGTCTGACCACCGGAGTTCACCACAAAAAAGATGCCATGATTTTTCTGGTTATGTTCTTTCAGAGTGGACTCTACTGCAAAGAATTTTCCTGCCTCCACGGACATTTTGGCACCGGTAAAGATGCCTTCTTTCCGATCATCAAAAATACGCAGACATACGGTATCATCCGGATGAAAGATCGCATTGATCACGTCCTGTGCCGATATGTTCATACAACTTCCTCCATCTCTTCTGTGAAATATCGAATCGGCATATGCCTGCGTTTTGCCCATTGGATCTCCTGTACCATGCCCTCAGAAATGCTGCTACCGAATACCCACAGCTGGACACATTTTGTCAGAAGCACATAATTCATGAACATTGCAGTTTGCCGGTCTTCCCCTAGGGTATCGTCCAGAAACTGTGGAAAAAGCAAATGCGGTGCAATGGGAATACTGTGATGTACTACCGCAAAACGACTGTATTTCCGGGCATTTTCAATGTTTTCATTGGTATTGCCACGATAGGGAGAACAGATATATACAAGCGGTCGGAATGCCGCCAGTCTTCGTATCTTTTTCTCCTCGCTCTCTATTCTTTTCATTGCTTCAAATTCGGTTGGCGAGAAGTATCCTTCCTTGTTGTGTGTTTCTGCCAAGTTCATTCCTCCAGTTCCTCTAAATTGCCGAAGCTTTCTCCGGCAGATGCTTCTGCCACAAGGGGCAGATCAAACTCCGGAAACGGCTGCTGTTCCATACAGCCTTTCACAAAAGCCACTGCTTCCTGCAATCTGTCTTTCGGAATGAGAAACGTCAGTTCATCGTGAATCTGCAGGATCGGTCTCAGCCATGGGCGTGACGGCAGTCCTTCTAAAATACGGACAATTGCCAGCTTCAGAATATCCGCAGCCGTTCCCTGAATCGGGGTATTCAAGGCACATCGTTCCGCAAAGGACTGCAGTCCCCAGTTGTCGCTGCGAATATTGGGAAGATACCTTCTGCGTCCCAGCCAGGTTTCTGTATACAGTTTCTGCTTTGCGATCATCTTTGTTTCATTCTTCCAGCCCGTCAAAGCCGGATAGCCAGCCTTCAGATTGCGAATGATTTCTTCACATTTTTATAATCCTTTGCACCGAATTTCTGTGCA